TACAATGAGTCCTTTAAGTATTGTCATAACAATAGTCGTAATTGTCCTTATCTTAATGTTATTAAGATATATTTTTACAGACCCATATACATTACAAAATATTCAAGATGGAAAAACTGCTTCCACTATTGACGCATCGTCTTTAGCAACAAATGGAACTGATGTTCCTTCAAGTAATTTTGCCTACTCTGTTTGGTTTTACATTAACAACTGGAATTACCGTTATGGTGAAGATAAAGTTATTTTTGGAAGAATGGGTGCCATGAGTGGTGATGGAAAAGGTTCTGTTAAAGGAGTTAGTGGATTAGACCCCTGCCCTGCGGTTGTTTTAGGAGCTGTTGAAAATAATATTTCTATTTCTTTAGGATGTTATCCTGGGGCTGATCAACAACCTACAACACCTGGTGGAAACACGGTTGTTCACACTTGTTCTGTTGCCAATGTTCCAATTCAAAAGTGGGTTAACTTAGTTCTTAGTGTTTATGGAAGATCAATGGATGTTTATATTGATGGTAAATTAGTAAGAACTTGCTTATTACCAGGTGTTGCTAGCGTTAATAATAATGCTAATATTTATGTTACACCTCTAGGAGGCTTTGAAGGTTGGACTTCTAAATTACAATATTACCCTAATTCTTTAAATCCTCAAGAAGTATGGAATATTTACACTAGAGGATATTCTAGCTGGAATAGCATGTTTAACTCTTATCAACTTGAGATATCTTTAGTAGAAAATGGAACTACTCAAAGTAGTGTAACAATATAATTTGACATTCCAAAATATTTTCTTATTTATTTAATATATATATGAGTAGCAATAATACATTTAATTCATTTTCAACAAATAATGGAACTTTTGGAACTAAGGAATTTTTAGAGTCTAATAGTTTAGTAGCCAAATTAGCTTTTTTATTATTAGTAATTTTAGGTTTTATATTATTATTAAGAGTAGGTATATCCGTGATATCTTATTTCTTTAAACCCTCTGAATCACCTCATCTTATCGATGGAATGGTTGATGCTACACAGATGATTGTTTTTCAGCAAGACCCTAGTAATAATGGGTCTAAAACTATTTACAGATCAGTTGACGCTACTAATGGTATTGAGTTTACTTGGTCTGTATGGGTTTTTATCGATAACCTTCAAACAAATTCTGGAATCTATAAGCATGTTTTCAGCAAAGGTAACAGCACTTTACAGGATAATGGATTAATTTATCCTAATAATGCTCCTGGTTTGTACATTGCGCCTAACACAAACGCTCTTGTTGTTATGATGAATACATTCAATGTTATTAATGAAGAAATTGTTATACCTGATATTCCTCTTAACAAATGGGTAAATGTTATTATTAGATGTCAAAATACAACACTAGATGTATATGTTAACGGAACCATTACTAGAAGTATTAATTTAGTTGGTGTTCCAAAGCAAAATTATGGTGATGTATATGTAGCTATGAATGGTGGTTTTGCTGGAAATATTTCTAACTTATGGTATTACAATTATGCTTTAGGAACTGCTGCTATTCAACGAATTGCTGAAAATGGCCCTAATACTAAGATGATTGGTTCTAACGGAATGAGCGATAAATTCTTTAAATACTTATCTTTAAGATGGTTCTTTTACGGTGCGGGAGATTCATATAACCCAAGCGCCCCTGGTATGTATTAAATCGAATCAATATAAATTATTTATTAAATATAAATAAATAATGTATATATAAATGTCATATAATTATTTACCAATACCTCCAAGAGTATGGTCAAGAGTTCAAAATCCTTGTACATATACAGATGCTTCTAATAATTCTGATATAGATTATACTAAAGTTTATATTCCTTTAACAAATCAAACTGTATCACAAGCACAGGCTAATTATGAAGATAAACTTATTTATAAAGGTAATATTTTACAATACAAAGGAAATAGTTCAAGACTAACTAAATCACAAAAATATACTCAGTTAGCAAAAGGCTTTGGTCCTAATAGAAAAAAAGTATATGCTACTCAAAGTCAAACTTATACTAATCCTAATACAACTGGATTACAACGAGTTAATTCTACTACAATACCATTTCCGAATCCAATCGTTGGAGCACCTAATAATATTTCTGGTCCTTATCAATATAACGTACCTAATCCAAATGGTTGCTCTGGAACTGCTTTACAAGATGGAGGTACATTAGTTTGCGGAACTTTTGCGAATCCTTGTACAGGTGAACTTATAAAACAAGGCGCAACATCGGCTACAATTTGTAATCCAGCTTCTGCTTCAGATGTGCCGGGTTTTTCAGTTTTATGCTGGAATAATAAGGTTCAAACATGGTTTCCAAAATCGCGATATTTCATGAATAATAGTACTGATAAATGGCCTGTCAACTATAAAGGGTTAGATGGATTTAGTGGGTTGGTTAGTGCTACTAGACCTGAAGCTCCAATATTAACATTAGATGTTTCTTCTAATACATCTGTTAGTCTTTCTTGGAGTGTTGTCAGTAATAATTGTATTCCTATTTCAAGTTATAATATTTATGTAAACGGTCAAATATATACAACTGTTTCTTATACTACTAAAACAATCACTATTAGTGGTTTATATTGTAGTAATTCTTTTAATGTTACTTCTATAAGTAATACAACTGAATCGGAAAAATCAAATACTGTTACTACAAATAATATAAGTTTTTCATATACTGGAACACCAACTAGCGTATACCTTAGTGGAACATATACTTTTACATTTATTAACAATGGGTCAATTACTTTTTATTGTAGTGTTGGTCTATTAAATGTAATTCTTGTAGGTGGTGGAGGTGGAGGAGCTCCCGGGTCAACAAGCAGCGTTGATAATAAAGGTGGTGGAGGAGGTGGTGGAGCAGAAGTATACTCATTTTCTACTTCTACTTACACATTTGGAACACAAAACAATATAATGGTTGGTCCTGGAGGTGCTGGTGGTAGTCCAGGTTCACCAGGTTTAACAGGAACCGAAACAAAATTAACTCTTAATACTACTTATATAGCGGCTGCTGGAGTAGGAGCACTTGGAGAACCTGGTGGTAACGGCGGTGGAGGTGGTGGAGGTGGTGGAGGAATACCTGGTCAAGATGGAATAGTTAATGATGGCTACTATGGAGGAGGAGGCGGTGGAAATGGTGATGATGATAACAGTAATAGTGCTAATGGTGGTGGAGGTGGTGGAGTAGCTTATGACTTTACAACAAAAGTGTATGTTTCAGGAGGAACAGGTGGTAAAGGAGGTACAAATGGAACTACTGGTGGAGCAGGACCTGGTGGACAATATAATGGAGGTAGTGGTGGCGCTAAAGGAACCTCAGGCACAAATGGAACATATGGTGGAGGCGGAGGCGGAGGCGGAGGAATTTCAAATAGTACTACAGGTTCCGGTGGTTCCGGTGGTAATGGATTCTGTATTATTTCTTTTAATTATCCATAAACAAATTTTACCATAATATACTTTTATTTATTTCATTATAAAAGTATATATTTATGCTCTCAAATTGGGATTAATACATAATTCTTGACTGGGGAATATATCTCCAGACATACATTTATCATCTTCATTAACTAACGCGCAACTTCTGAATCCTCTATCTTCACCAACAAAGCACCATCCGGATTGTCCTCCACCAGAATGAACACTACTTGATGCTTCATGTGCTTGATAATCCATATTTTGTTCTTGTGAGTTATTTAATGCTTTATTTAATCCGCTATCTGATGGTCTAGTAGTTGGCTGTCCTTGAACAGGTTGTGATTTGATACTACTTGTAGCATTGTTAGGAGTTATATCCTGAACAGCACTTAATCCAGTATTTACAGCACCTGCAGTTCCACTTACAACAGCCTTAGCTCCTTCAGCAGCAACATCAACAGTTTGACCAGCTACAGATGTAGTTGTTCCAAATAATTTCTCTGTTAATGGACCAAAAAAATTGGCAACACCCTGAGTACCTTTGGCTAAATAAACAAAAATATTAAAACCTAAAAATGCTAAAATTAATATTATAATTATCCATGTTGTCATATTTATATTTTTTAAGCTTTCAAAGAACCCAGAATCATCACCTGCTAGAGCTGTAGAAGCAACAGCTGAACTAGGGAGTGAAGATTCACTTGATTGTAATATTGAACTTGATAAATTATTCGAATTATCCATTATAATAAAAATATATATATTAATTTTTATTATAAATTCGCATCTTTATTTAAAGGTTAATAAATACAAGAATTGATTCATATCTCCTAAAATGGTATCACGAATATTATATAAATCTGTATTTGACATCCTCTTCATTGTAGCATTATCATTTAAACTAACTAAATAACCCTTAAAATCTTCAATTTCTCTCTTTAATGATTCAGCAGAACTTAAATCAACAAGTCTAATATTCTTATTTCCCATAAGATCTGTTCTCATTCCAGTCTTTCCCAAAAGAACTTCAATAAACTCATCGATATTAGCATTCAGTTTTGTATACAAATCATCTGTTGCTTTATGTGTAGCATAACTAGTTGTTTTCCAGTGAAATAGTTTAACCATTAAAAGCATTTCAAGAAATACAACAGTAATTTCTTTTTGGAACGCAGAAAACGAACTAGATGATTTATTTCTACGCGTTCCTTTTCCTCCTCGTTTTCTATATGTTTTTGTCATTATATATTTATGTAAATAATATAAATTAAAATATATAAATTTTAATAGTCTTAAAGTCTTGGTACAAAACTCTCTCCAAACGAGTTCATCGCTTCAAGTTTTTCAATAGTTTTTTCAAGATTAAATGATTTGACGTCTTTAAATAAGTAATCAGTTCCAGGAGATTCTTCATTTTTCTTTATTTGCTTATATACTAAATCTATTTTCTTTAAAATATTTCCTACCATTTCTTGTTGTGATGGTCGTATTATTTCTTCATTAGTTATTTGAGATTCGCATAAAAGTGATATAGCAAAATATAAAAGATTTCTTCTCTTCTTATGACAACCTGTTGTATACCTTAATGTAAAAAGAGTTAATAATGAGTCCATTGTTTTTTTTATAAATTTAGAACGTTTATTTGCCTCAACTAAAAATAAATCCCAAACCATCCAAATTATATCTTTTTGTGATTTTGTTTCAACTTGTGAAAAATTTCTTCTCTCGCAAAATATCTTTTCTTTTTTACCTTTACATATATTTTCAAATT